CGGACACCCTAGCGACAATATGCAAAGGACAGCCGCACTCTGGAGTTCATACCTCGAAATGCCCATTACTGATTATCAGGTGGCGATGTGTATGGCATTGGTCAAAATCGCAAGAAGCATGGAAACTCCAAAGCCAGACACTTACATCGACCTTGCGGCGTACGTTGCCATAGCAGGGCAACTACATACAGAGGAGAATGAACTTTATGTTTAACCTAGAAGATTACGAGACAGTCGAGGAACGCCTAGTTAAGTTCTGGAAGGATCACCCAGATGGTCAGATACATACAAAAGTCCTCGAACACACAACCGCTAGGTTTATCGTTGAAGCAAGCATCTACAGAACTGAAGCTGACAGCCGCCCTTGGACTACTGGCTTGGCTGAAGAAACAGTACAGGGCAGGGGCGTCAATGCCACATCTGCGCTGGAGAATTGTGAAACTTCTGCCATTGGTAGGGCTCTTGCAAATGCGGGTTACGCTACAAAGGGCAAGAGAGCGAGCCGCGAGGAGATGAGTAAGGTAAAGGCTAAGGTCGAAGTACAGAATATCGTGCAAGAGACAAAAGCAAAGATGGCTAACACAGCCACAGAATATGTACCAGTACCAAAGGAAGAAGATCCATGGACAATGCAAGTAGCAGCACCAGTTCAGACAATGGAGCAAGCAGTAGAGATGGTCAAGGATGTCCTTGGTGGCACTCAACCAGACGAGAGTTGTATCCATGGTGCGCGTGTATGGAAGACAGGAACTTCTAAGGCTGGTAAGCAGTACGGCATGTGGCGTTGTCCAGAGTCCATCACTAGAGATATGCCTGGGGGGCAAGTACCTTGTGACCCAATCTGGTACGAGATAAAACCAGATGGCACTTGGGGCAAGCAGGTCAAACGTGGGTAAGTTATATTTCAGGAATCAAGATGATGAGTGGGAGCAATTCCCTACCGATGAGCAGTTACAAGCTGCACAGGCAGCAGCTCATGATCTACAGAAATTAGGCTTTGCCATTATCTGCCAGTTATGCAATACCCCACCAACAGTTCAACAGATTAAACAAAGGGCTTTGCAGAACGAGTGGAAGTGTGACAAGTGCGGAACAATTAACTCTGCTGGTCGTGCATGACACGACACAGAAAAGACCGAGGTCTGCGTACCGAGCGAGTGGTTGCAGCCTATCTCTCGACTTGGTGGAGAAGCGCAGGCGTAGGTCGTGGAGCTGGAAAAGATATAACCAACGTCCCGTTTGATGTTGAGGTTAAGGCTAGGTCGGCGTTCCAGCCCCTAGAGTGGTTGCGCCAAGCCACCAAGAGAGCGGATGGCAAAGAGCTTCCGTTTGTGGTGTGTCGTATGAATGGACAGGGTGAAGATGCTTCCGAGTATCTTGCTTTCATGCGGTTTGGTGACTTGGTGCAATTACTCTTACCCATTTATGGTGATATTCAGACTGATACTGATAAACTTGAACCAGAACGCTGCAAGATATGTGGCTCATGGAAGTTCGTGGACTGTCCATGTAAGACCTGCGCACTATGCAAGGACACTAATGGCTAACGATGAGATGTTTACGCCCCAGTGGATCTTCGATGATTTGGGACTGGTATTTGATCTAGATGTTGCCTCGTCTGATAACCCATATGTGATAGTACCGACTAAGAAGAAGTTTACAATTGACGATGATGCACTCACACAGCATTGGGATGGGCTAGTCTGGATGAACCCACCTTTCAGTGGAGTCACGCCATGGGTTGAGAAATGGCTTAATCATAAGAATGGTTTCTGCCTTGTTCCCTTATCTTCTAATGGTAGATGGGTCAATACCCTGTGGGAATCAGATGCAGAGCTAGTTTATCTGCCAGCCAATATGAAGTTCATAGGTGGACAGGATGGCAAGATGGTTGCACATAGATGGCGCTGTGCGTTGTGGGCTATTGGCGATGAGGCTATTCAAGCACTAAGAAACTCTGGGATAGGTAAAGTCCGCTAATGCCAATCTATGAGTTCGAGTGCAATAACGAGAAATGCGAGGCTAATGCCCGCTATGACAAAGAACTATCCATATCAGAGCCACACGATCTAGATTGTCCGTTCTGTGGTGAGACCATGCGAAAGGTGTACTCAAGTGTTCCAGCAGTCCATTTCAAGGGTTCAGGGTTCTATTCAACTGATAAATAGTTATCCACAATTGAAGAGTTTTAATCCACAGGCTGTTGATAGGAGAATCTATGAAACGACACGCCGCTCTGACCAGCACTTATATAAATAAGTTTGACACGTCGGGTACACTACAGGCTAGAGCCCTTAAAGGGGCTCACAGCGAGCCGCTTAAGCGGAGAGCTCGCTGGGTAGCCGCCGTTATTGGGATATCTCTATCTATAGTCCAGACTCCTATATCTCAAGGCTCAATAAAGCCTTATCAAAACATTAAACAACTAGCTGATTACCAATTAACTGATAAGCAATATAAGTGTCATAACGAGATTGTGTATAGAGAGTCTAGGTTTAAGCATGATGCAGTTAATGGATCACATTATGGCTATTATCAGATAAGAAGTAAGTCATTACATAAAGCACCATATGACTATCAGTTCTATAGATATTGGTCTTATGTATTACATCGTTACGGATATACAGAGTATGATGAGCCTGACTATTGTAAGGCTTTACATCATCTCAAGACTAAAGGATGGCAATGAGTACTAAGAAGGGTGATCCTCGACTATCGAGGAAGTACAAGGAAGTACGCCTTCGAGTGTTAGCTCGAGATGGGTATGTGTGTTACTACTGTGGTGCAGAGAATAAGAACATGACTATTGACCACATCATCCCAGTTAGCAAAGCACCAGAGCTTGCAATAGATGAAGCCAACATGCGCACATGTTGTGTGTCATGCAATAGCAGCAAGGGTTCACGCAATGAGCGTGTTTTTTTAGAGCGCAAGAGTACCCCCCCTGTTTTTTCTGCCTTTCCCTCTCCGACACAGTCGGTAATACACCAAGACAGTCCATTTACAGCCAGACCAGTCGGGAATTAACCCGATGGCTGCCGCACGATCCAAAGCCCTACGAGGGGCAACCAAACCAAGGCTTCAGTCGATACCCCTCAAGGGCTCTAACAAGCTGCAAGATGTAAAAGACTTATGCACCATCATTGACATGCCGCTATTGCCATGGCAGGAGTACGTTCTCAAGGACATGCTAGGCGTGGACAAGAAAGGCATGTGGGTTCGCAAGACAAACCTGCTACTTATCGCTCGACAGAACGGCAAAACCCATTTAGCTCGTATGCTTATCTTGGCTCACCTGCTTAAGTGGGATAGTAAGAACGTCCTCATCATGTCCTCGAATAGAAGCATGGCTTTGGACACCTTTAGACAAGTCGCTCAAGTATTGGAGAACAATGACCACCTCAAGGGATTCGTTAAACAAATCAGGTATGCCAACGGAACTGAATCTATTGAGATGCTGGACGGAAGAAGGCTGGATGTTGTCGCGGCAACTAGAGATGGCTCTCGCGGCAGAACTGCAGACTTCCTCTTCATTGACGAACTCCGAGAGATTAACGAAGAAGGATTTAGAGCGGCTATCCCTACAACTAGAGCGCGTCCAAATGCTCAAACGCTTCTTACCTCAAATGCAGGAGATGCTTTCTCGGTAGTCCTTAATGGCATGAGAGAAAGGGCGTTAGAGAACCCGCCTAAGAGCTTTGGATTCTATGAATACTCTGCTCCACAATATTGCAAGATTACAGATCGTGCAGGTTGGGCTCAAGCCAACCCAGCACTCGGATATACGATAAGCGAGGAAGCCCTTGAAGAAGCAGTTGCGACAAGTCCTATTGAAAATACTAGAACAGAGCTGCTCTGCCAATGGATCGACTCTCTGGCTAGTCCGTGGGCTCATGGAATCCTTGAGGAAACGAGCGACTCAACACTCACGATTCCTGTGGGCGGCTATACAGTATTTGCATTTGATGTCAGTCCGTCTCGCCGTAATGCAAGTCTGGTTGCTGGGCAAATACTCCCAGATGGTCGCATCGGAGTTGGAATCTTACAAACGTGGGAGTCACAAGTAAGCGTTGATGATCTAAAGATTGCGGTGGACATCAAGGCATGGGCTGACCAGTATCGCCCAAGGCAAATCTGCTACGACAAGTACACAGCCCAGTCGATTGCCGACAAGCTCTCGAACGCTGGTCAGATAGTCCAAGACATCTCTGGCGCATCGTTCTATCAGGCTTGCGGAGACCTTAACGACAGCCTTAACTCAAAGCGTCTTGTCCATGCGGGTCAGGAAAACTGGATTCAGCAGATGAATAACTGCGCAGCCAAGGTGAATGACTCGGCATGGCGCATCGTTAAACGCAAGAGCGCGGGCGATGTCTCTGGAGCGATTGCAACCGCGATGGTTGTCCACATGCTTTACAAACCACAACAGGTAGCGGCTATATACACAGAATAATCTACATATAGTGTATAATTGCCTTCTATGGGTCTCTTCTCGCGTAAGCCACAAATATTAGAAGCGCAGCTTGCGCCACAGGTCATGGGCGAGAATCTGCCCTCACTCTATAACGCGATTCAGCTCCGAGTCTCTCGCAAAGATGCGATGAGTGTGCCTAGCGTAGCCAGAGCCCGCAACCTTATCTGTGGAACAGTCGCAGGTATCCCACTTGAGTATTACAATAAGAGAACTGGCGAGAAAATTGGTTCTCCTCGCTGGGTTAATCAACTAGCAAAGAATCAACCATCATTTATCACCATCTGCTGGATTGTAGATTCACTCTTGTTTTACGGAGTCTCTTATCTTCGTGTCACAGAGCGTTATCAGGAAGACGGCAGACCAGCAGCGTTCGAGTGGATTGCTAACGCTCGCGTTACATTCACAACTGATCTAGAGGGCATCATGGTCACGCAGTATTATGTTGATGCTGCTCCTATTGCCATGAATGACATCGTGACTATTCAGGGCTTCGATGAGGGCGTATTAGAGCGCGCTGGTCAGACGATTAACTCTGCTATTCAGCTTAACAAGTCTGCATCTATCGCATCTGCTACACCAATGGCATCTGGCATCTTGAAAAACACAGGCGCAGACCTACCACCTGCCGAGGTCTCTGGACTTCTCGCAGCTTGGAAGCGTAGCCGCAATAACAACTCGACTGCTTACCTTACTAGCACTCTTGAGTTCCAGCCAACACAGTTCTCACCTAAAGAAATGATGATGGTGGAAGGAATCCAAAACCTTTCAACTGAAATCGCCCGCGCTATGAATGTACCTGCTTACATGCTCAGTTCTGAAATGAACCAGAGCATGACGTACTCCAACATTCAAGATGAGCGCAAACAATTTTTCGCTCTAAGCATCGAGCCTTATGTACAGGCGATACAGGCGCGTCTATCTATGGATGACATCTCTACAGCAGGGCACGAAGTCCGTTTTGCAGTCTTTGACACCTTCCTCAAGCAAGACCCAATGAAGGAACTTGAAGTAGTCGAAAAGATGATAACTCTAGGGCTGATTACAACTGAACAGGCTATGGAAATGACAGACCTAACACCTAACGGAAGTGAGGGGCTCTAATGGAGACTCTATACATCGAAGCTGCCTCGATTGAATGCAGCGAAGAACGCCGCGAAATTAGCGGCAAAATCGTCCCAATGGGAACTGGCGAAATCGGCAACACTAATCTTGGTGGCGTTGTATTCGAGGCTGGTTCTATTGAGATTGACGATCCAAGCAAGATTCGGCTTTTAAGTCAGCATGACATGAAGAAGCCCGTAGGAAAAATGATTTCTGCAACTGTACGACCAGATGGCATTTACGCTGTATTTCGTTTAAGCCGTAGCACAGGCGGTAATGACGCTTTGGTCATGGCACAGGAAGGATTGGTTTCAGGGCTGTCAATCGGTGCAGAAATCATTTCATCATCACCATCACGCGCTGGACACACAGTTGTGACAGCCGCAAAACTCAAAGAAGTTTCTCTAGTAACAGAGCCAGCCTTTAAGTCTGCTCAGGTGCTTGAGATCGCAGCAGAGGAAGTCATCCCTGCTGAAACCCAACCAGAAAGCGAGCCACAAGTGGAAGAAACCACTCAGGTAGAAGCTCCAGCAGTTGAAGCAGCAGCCGAAGAAGCAGCTCGCCCAACAGTTGCAGCATCTCACTACACCCGCGAGCGCGTTGCACCTATCTCAGGAGCGCAATACCTCGAAGCATCTATCAAGTCAGCCCTCGGTGATGACGAAGCCCGCCGCGTAGTACGCGCAGCAGACGATTCAACATCAACTAACACAGGTCTTACACTCCCACAGCACCTCAACACATTCATCACAGACACCTTTACAGGACGTCCAGCGTTTGAGGCAGCAACACGTCAGGCACTAATTGACTCTGGAATGTCATTCACAGTTCCACGTCTTTACACAAACGCTGCATCTGCTGATGTCGCTCCAACAGTTGCAGACACCAATGAAGGTGCAGCACCATCAGAGACAGGCATGACATCTGCTTACGACACAGTAGATATTAACAAGTTCTCTGGACTACAGCGCGTTTCATTCGAGCTTGTAGATCGTTCATCACCTGCGTTCATGGAACTCATGATGGCAGAACTCCGCAAGGCATACGAGAAGGCAACAGACAACGCTCTTCTAGCAGCCTTCGTTGCTAACGGCACAACAGCCGCTACAACAGCAGCAACAGCAGCAGGACTTCAGTCATTTATCTCTGTAGAAGGCGCAGCCGCATACAAGGGCACAGGCGGAGACTTCGCTAACAAGCTCGTTGCATCAACCGACCAATGGGCGGCAATCGCAGGATACGCGGACAGCACAGGACGCGCATTGTATTCAGCACAGGGCGCAACTCAGAACGCATCAGGCAACGCAGTTGCTACAAGCGTTGTAGGTGGCGTACTTGGTACTGACCTCATCGTAGATCACAACATCACAACATCAGGCGTTGTCGATAACTCTGCGTTCCTAGTTGCACCAGCATCAGTCTATGTCTGGGAATCACCAACCACACAGCTTCGTGTGAACGTACTTACATCTGGCGAGATTGAAATCAACCTCTACGGATACCTCGCAATTTACTTGGCTAAGTCAGGTAAGGGCGTTCGTAAGTTCAACCTTACATAATAGCAACACCCTAAGTCGCTAGGGGGGCTGCCAGAGCCCTTGCAGCTCCCCTAGTCTTTAGAAAGGATAACAATGGCACTCACTACAGTTGCAGAGCTTCGTACCGCACTAGGTATTGGAACTCTCTATACTGATGCAGTCTTGCAGTCAGTCTGCGATGCTGCTGACAACGTGCTGCTTCCTTTCATCTGGAATAACACATCTTTCAACGTGGCACACGAATCAACAGCCACCACAGCAACCCTTTACTTTGATTATGATGTCAGAGAAACTTTTTATATTGGTCAGACAGTAGTTGTGACAGGCAACGAGGCACACCTCAATGGCAGTCACACAATCACAAGCGTAGGCGAAGATTCAATTACCTACAGCATTAACAATGGCGTGGTTCAGCCTAAGCACTTGGTCAATCCTTATGGCTCTGTAGCAGGTGCAACTTCACTAGATCCTGCAACTATCCCTGCCATTCAGGAAGCCAGCCTCATGATTAGCGTGGCTATCTGGCAAGCCCGTCAAGCTCCAACAGGTCAAGGCGTATCTATTGACGGCTACGCTCCTTCGCCTTATACAATGTCAAACCAACTTTTGGCAAGGGTCAGGGGTTTATTATCGCCTTACCTAAGCCCCTCATCTATGGTGGGCTGATGCCAGCGATAACCACTCTACGCAGCGCGATAGCGGCTGCCCTAACTGATAATACAAAGTGGAGCGTATTTTCGTTTCCACCTGCTACGCCTATTGCTAACAGCGTTATTGTCAGCCCTGCTGATCCTTACCTAGTACCTACTAACAATGACCACACCAGCATCTCACCACTAGCCTATTTTACAATTACTATCCTTGTGCCATTACTGGACAACCAAGGCAACCTTGCAGGTATCGAGGATGACATCGTCAGAGTCTTTCAGCTCTTGGATGCCTCAACCATCACCTTCAACGTAGGCAGCGTATCAAGCCCTAAAGTTCTCAATCTACCAACAGGCGATTTGCTCTCGGTAGATTTGAGCCTTTCAACACTAACGGAATGGAGCTAATCGAATGGACGATTGGACAAAGGAACAAGCCGACTTCCTAAAGAAAATCGGTCAGCTTCCACCAGCAGCAGAACCAAAGCCAGCAACTACTAAGAAAGACGAGGAATAATCCAAATGGCTGTATTTCTAAACAACAATGTAGGCGTGAAGATTAACTCTGTCGATCTATCTGCTTACGTCACATCAGTAACACTCAACCGCAGCTTCGATGAACTCGAAGTAACTGCGATGGGCGATTCAGGACACAAGTTCGTCAAGGGTCTAGAAGCATCTTCTATCACTATTGACTTCCTCAACGACACAGCAGCCGCAACAGTTCTACCTACATTGCAGGCAGCATGGGGAACAAACGTAACAGTAGTCTTGCTACAGACAAAGGGAACTGCTGTATCAGCAACCAACCCTCTGTACACCGCTACCTGCCTTATCAACAACACCACAGACATTAATGGCGCAGTTGGCGACATCGGAAGCCAAAGCCTTACCTTCAACGTCTCTGGTACAGTAGCAGTAACCACAACAGGCACATTCTAAGAAGGAGATAAGGGCTATGGCAAAACTCAAAGTTACAAGGGCTGACGGACAAGTGCAGGAGTTCGAGATAACTCCAGTCTTGGAGTACAGCTTTGAGAACTACGCCAAGAAGGGCTTTCACAAAGCCTTGATTGAAGATCAGAAGCAGTCAGACGTTTACTGGCTGTGCTGGGAAGCAATTAGACGTTCGGGTGAAACAGTCAAGCCTTTTGGCGAGGACTTCCTTTTGACGCTATCGAGCGTTGAAGTTCTTGAGTCCGACCCAAAAGTTTAGATCGGAACTCCCTCACCTATCTCGCAGCTCGGTTGAGTTATGAGTATGGAGTTCCGTTCAACTCCATCGTGGAACTTCCTACGATGGCTTTCAAGGCTCATGTACAGGTATTAAAGGACATAGCAAAGGAGCAGCGCGATGCCAACAAAAGTCCAAGGCGTAATCGCAATGCGTAAAGCCCTTCGTGAGTTCGAGCCTAATCTGGCTAAGGAAACAACTAAGCAGATAGCAGGATTCTTAAAGCCGTTGGTCAAGGATGCTCGTGGCTTCATGCCTAGCAATTCAGAAGTTCCATCAGGCTTTGTCCAGCGTCCTCGCAAGACTGCTAGATTCCCAATGTATGACGCAGCAATCGCTAAGCGCGGCATCAGTTACAAGTCATCACCTAGCAAGGCTAATCGTTCAGGTTTTAGAGCCTTGGCTTCTATCTTTAATAAATCTGCTGGCGGTGCTATCTATGAGACAGCAGGACGCAAGTCAGGCATACAGGGCAACTTTACCCCACGCTTTGCTGGTCAGCTTGTCGGCGATAAGCAGAAGATGACAGGACGTGCCATGTTTAGGGCATACGAGAAGGATCAAGGCAAAGCCAAGGCAGCAGTTATTAAAGCCATTGAAAATAGCGCAGCAAAGTTTAATGCGACTAAGGAGAAATTGTAATGGCTGATTTACGGATAGATTTAGCGGCAGAGTTCGTTGGCAAGAAGGCGTTTAAGGATGCCGACAATGCCGCCATGCGTCTTGATAAGACAGTAAAGAAATTAGGCAAGACTCTCGGTATTACTCTCGGCGCATCTGCTATGGCAGCCTATGGCAAGGCAGCAGTTAAAGCCTTTGCAGACGATGAAGCAGCAGCTCGCAGACTATCCAGCGCAGTCGATAACCTTGGGCTTTCATTTAGCAAGGTACAGGTTGCAGACTTTATCTCTGGCTTGGAGCGAAGCGCAGCAATCGCCGATGACATTCTTCGTCCAGCCTTTCAATCTTTACTCAACATCACAGGATCATTGACCAAGTCTCAAGAGCTGCTTAACAATGCAATCCAGATTAGCCGAGCCACAGGCGTAGATTTAGCCACAGTCACCACAGACCTAGGCAAAGGCTATGTCGGCATTACTCGTGGGCTTATCAAGTACAACACAGGACTTACCCGCGCAGAACTACAGACCAAGAGCTTTAACGAGATTCTAGGCATCATGCTGGCTAAGTCTGCTGGCGCAGCGCAGGACTACCTCACAACTACTTCATATAAACTTGATGTGTTGCGCGTCTCATCAGAGAACGCTAAGGAGTCAATCGGCAAGGGCTTGGTCGATGCCTTTGCAGTCCTTGGTGGTGGATCACAAGCCAGCGATGCAGCCAAGACTATCGACAATATCGCCAAGGGCATTAACGCCATCACTATGGCTACAGCGCAAGCGATTAACGGCTTGAGCAAGTTATACAAGGGTTTAGATTTCTTTACTTCCTTTGGTGGACTTACAGGCGCAGACGGCTTACTAGCCAGAACCTTTGACCAAACTCCAACAGTCTCTCGTGGACGTTCAGCATCTCCAGCAGGAACAGCCATCCGCACACGCCAGCAGCGCGATGCAGAGGCAGCAGCCGCTAAGCGAGCCAAGGAAGTTGCTGCCCTAACCAAGAAGCAAGTCGCATCTACTAAGGCTCTTACAACAGAGCAGAAGAAGCAGACAGCACTTAAGAAGGCTGGCTCTGTCTTTGACCTAGAGCAGATTCAGATTATTGCAGCACTCAAGGGCAAGTTGTCAGAAGAAGATCGCATCCGCTTACAGGCGCAGCTTGCAATCCTTAATGAGAACGATGTCCTTGCCGCATCTTTAACACGCCAGATTCTCATGGCTCAAGATTCAACTGGTGGCTTGTATAAGTTCTTCTTAGCCATTGGCGATATGAAGATTAAGAATCCTTTTGCTTTCCTTGATGACTGGATTCTAGAGTTCCAAAAGAAGCTCAATAATCTTAAGTTCCCTACATTCACAGACCCTAGTGGCGGTGGCGGCGGTGGTAAGAAGCCGCCAACTATTGACCCATCTACCAACCCATTTAATTTCCCTATTGGCGCACAAGGTGGAATTGGCACAACTTCAATTCAGCCTACAGTTTCAGCCAACCTTGCTATTCAAGATACATTTAACGCAGTTATGCTAGATGCTTTGGAAGCTGGCAATAACTATACACAATCAGCAATCTTGGCAATCTCATCTGCACGTTATGAGGCGGCAGCACAGGCTTACGGCATGGGCGGCAGCACCAACGGCACTATTCAACTTGAACTCAAAGTCACAGGCGAAGGCGATATAACTGACGCCATCGCTAAGGGCTTACAGAATCAGTCATTATCTACTGGAGACTCCGCTTACATTAACCGCAGGACTGGTGGCTTTGCGGGATGACATTACCTGCCAAGATAGCCGTTACCTTTGACTTTAGCTCTGGTGCTACCTTTGGTACTGGCTTTGTCATCGGATCACCAGACAACGGCATCATTGGCGTTAATTCATTTGGTGCATCAGATGTCATTATTCCAACAGTAGATTTAACTCCCAACGTCTATAGCATCTCAATTAGGCGTGGTCGCAATATCCTTAAGGACACCTACGATGCTGGCACAGCCATTGTACGAGTGCTAGACCCGCAAGGCTATTTCAACCCACAGAACCCTTCTAGCCCATACTTCGGCTACCTTGTGCCTTTGCGCAAGATTCGTATCTCGGCTACAACTGCCACAGCTTCTCACTTCCTATTCTCTGGCTATGTCAATGATTACCGCTACACCTTTCCTGTGGGGCAGGAGACCGCCTATGTGGACATCCTTTGCACCGATGGCTTCCGTCTATTGCAAATGTCTAATATCGCCACAGTAGCCGATACCGCAGCAGGACAGACCACAGGCACACGCATTAACAAGATTTTAGACGATGTTCAATTCCCTAACTCTATGCGTCAGATTTCAACTGGCTTGGCTACATGTATTGCAGACACAGGCACAGTACGCACCACCCTCGATGCGATTAAGAACGCAGAGTTCTCGGAAGGGCTCGGAGCATTCTACATGAGCCCTGATGGATCAGCAGTCTATAAGTCTCGCGCACAGGTTACATCTAGCCTTGCAGCCGCGCCTACAGTCTTTAACCAGACTGGCGGCATCCCGTACCGCAATGTCAAGTATGCCTTTGATGACAAGCTGATAATTAACGATGTCCGATTCAACCGCGTAGGCGGCACAGTTCAGAACGTGTTTAGCCAGCCAAGCATTGACAAGTATTTCCCTCATGGTCTCAATCAGGACAACCTCATCGCCGAGACCGATGCGCAGGTATTAGGCGCAGCCCAAAACTACGTCAATACTCGCAAGGAGACCACCATCCGCATTGACGAGATGCTGGTGGACTTACTAGACCCAGCAGTACCAACTGATACCCTTATTGGGCTTGATTACTTTGACAACCTAGAAATCACAAACGTCACAGAATCAGGCTCGACTATCACCAAGACATTACAGGCGCAGGGCTTCGCTTGGGATATAACAGCTAACAAGATGCAAGTAGCAATAACCACGCTTGAGCCTATAGTGGATGGTTTCATTATTGGTAGAACTA